TAAAGCCGCGTGGTTTATTAAGGCCACGCTGCGCGAAGGTCAGAAAAGTTTGACCCAATCGGTGTAAACCCGAACGTACAATCCACTTCCCTGAGTTCCAGAAGGGATTGCGTTATAAATTAATGCGCCAGACGGTGTGGTGGAAGATGCCGGAAGCCCGCTAATTGAAATTCCTGCACCAGCTTCGACACCAGAGGCCAACAAAGCACCGCTCGCTAAAACAGAGCCCAGCGCACCACTAGCAAGCACTGCACCAAGAGCACCGGAAGCTATTGGAGTTCCGGAAGCTGTGATGGATCCCAACGCTCCAGACGCCAATACGGCGCCTGCTGAACCCGAAGCAAAAACAGAGCCGCCGACAGATCCAGACGCAACTAATGCGCTCAGAGCGCCTGAAGCCAATACGGCTCCCAAAGAACCAGAAGCTAAAGTCGCTCCCAAAGAACCAGAAGCTAAAGTCGCTCCCAAAGCGCCTGAAGCTGAAATAGCTCCTAAGGCACCTGAAGCAAGAACTGAACCTAAAGATCCGGACGCTAAAACAGCGCCTGAAGCGATTGGGCTTGAACTGGTTTGAATGGCGGTGCCTGCATTCGTGGCAAACGCCACATTCATATTGGCAAATGACGCACCGTTCCAAACACGTAGAAAACCACTACCAGTTGACGTGTCAGTCCACAGCTCGCCCGGATAATTACCCGCTAAACCAACGGGTGTAGCGTTTGGGGCTGTTGTGCCGTACGACGGAGGTCCAATTTTTGCAATCGAACCGGCGGAATCCTCAAAATAAAGACCAGGATCTGCTGCACCAAAATCCAGAGCAAGCTGACCCGCCTGAATTGTGATTCCACTCGGACGATCACTAGATTGCCCAGAACGAAGTAAAAGTAAAATAACAGGAGTTGATGTCATTTAATAAGTTCCGCCATTAATAGCCGAAGGAATTGTAGCCGGTGGAATCAAAACACCATTTTTGTACTGACCCCCATCCAAAATGTTTGTAGGTGGGCTTATTTGTACACCGTTGGCATATGTGCCATTGTCATAACCAGTTGCATAGGAAATTGAAGGAGCGAATGGATTATATTCATCCAATGTGAACATTAAAAATCCATTCGATGTTAGTTCTGTGATTCCACGGCCAAAATTTAATGATTTTTCCATCATGTTGTACATATCCGGGTACATCATGTGAACAGGCATATCGTCTTTTGCCGGGCTGTAGCGTTGCCACCAACGCAAATCCCGTTCCCGCTTCAAAAAAGACGTTTGTTTAGCTAATTGTTTATCGAAATATTCCCTGTAATACTCATTCAAAGGTTCATCAACAGGCTGCGGCAGCCAAGATGATGTCATTGCTGTCTGATTGTATTTAAGCTGCATGTCCCAGAATGCAGCGTATATGTGTTTACACCATTTTGGATAGTAATAATAGAAATTAGCGTCAGAATATACGCTTTCTTCGTATCTAGGTGTGTTATAAATTTCATTAACGTAAATAAAACCAAAAGTACGTACGTACCCAGGATCATCAATTGAATTACTTACATTTGGTGTTTGAAGACCCCCTGTAAAATAAAAACCAGGATCTAAGTTTTGAGTTTTTGTGTAAGGATACCTGCGTCTTAGAGAAGCATCATACAAGTTAAAACCTTCACGAGCTAAGAAATCTTGACATGTGCACTGAAAACGCATTTCCGTGCTGAAATATTCCCCAACAGCCGGTAATCCGCTAGCAGGAACAGCCAAAGTATTTGCATCAACCACGCTCCAGCTGCGTTCCTTATCGACAGCAATAAATAACGTATTAAATTCAGGTCTAAATGAGGGCGTTTTCGGAATGCCATTAAAGCCCACGCCGGTAATTGTGTAGTTGTTATATCCGTATTGTTTTTCCGTGCCATCGGCGTTAAATCTATTTGATACAACTTCTCCAGAAAAGAACGAAATAGGAGCACCAAAGCGTTCATTTAGCCGAACAGCATAAATGTCACCGTCATACTGAGTAACAGCAGCAATTTGATAACCAAAATTCAAAAAGTTAAAACTATCCCGTGGGCGAATAGCAACCATGTGCATCCGCATATCCGTTCGCGTAGACGGATACATAAAACACATACCAGGTAAAAATTGCCCAAAAGGCGGATTATTCGAAATGTAATATTTAAAACTATAAGAAAGCCCGTCATAGGCTTCCTGGCCATACATTGCTAATTCATAGCCACGACGCCAACGGCACCACAAAGAGGCGTAATCGTAATCCGAAGTAACGCTAAAGTCTTTGGTGTTAAGAGCAGGCCGATATCGTCTTTCTAATGAAAGCGGTCGGTTTAAATCCGCTTTAGTATCAGGTCCTTGAACGCGATTAACGTTCTTGAACGAGTCGATACTTTTAAATGATTTAAACCCAAAATCATCCTTTCGGGTTTTAGCCACAAGATCAATAGAAGCCGCCTTGAGCGAAAACCGTAACCCCCGAAGGACTTAAACCGCTAGCAGACCCGTATCGAGAACCGGTGCTATTACCAGCCCCCAGATAACCGACGCACAAAATATAACCTTTTTCTAAATACAATCCTTCAGATGCACCTAACTCAATGGGGCGACCGGTGAGACTTGCGTCGCCAAACCCCGGAACAGGAGCATTTGTTTTAGGCAGCTCTAAACGTTGAATAATACCGTTTAAACCACCACTCAAATTAACTTCAATTTGAGCAATTTGAAGCGGAGCCGACGTGGAGGGAGATGCTTGGTTAGGTGCATAAACATATACACCGAATTCCGCAGTACGTTTTGCACTTTGAGTGCTGTCCCCGAAAGTTTCTTGACTGACAAGAAACAAATCTTCCACGAGAGCAGCGTCTTCGGACGGGAGATCGCCAACCCGAACAACTTGAATCAAGTTGGAAAAAGTCGGGTTAGTGGGATCAACAATCGTCGCAGAAGAAGAAGTAAGCCGTGCGCCCCGCAAAAACGGACGATCAATAAGAGCAGGCTGCTTGTTAGTGCTAGTCGATGACATTGTGTGCTCTCTGTGTTAACTGTGTCGGGGCGATGTATTTAGTTTAGATGAAAGGTCTGCCAGCAGCTGCAGATTGGAAGATAAACTCACGCATCTGTTGACGGCGAGCTTCTTCCTGCTGCAGCACAGCGTCAGGGTTCATCAAAGTGGGCTGTGCGAGCGGAGTTGTGGCATCGCGCAGATCGTAAGTTCCCTGGGAAGGATTGACGGCTGCTTCAGTGGCCAAGTTAATATTGCCTGCACGGTTACGATCAAAGTCAGAACCTAAGGAACTGTTGATCATTTGACCTTGGACAGCAGGCGGTTGCTGCGAAAGACCGCGAGGTTGAATTTCTTGAGGCGAGGGAAACTCCACGCGGCGGTTTAGATCCGTGGCCTGCTGTTGTTTAGCTGCCGACCGTAAATAAAGTTGCGCAGCACTTAAAGGATTGGAGCGAGCCCAAACTTCAAGATTGCCAGTAAGACCTAAATCATCGACAATTTTATCAATGTTGGCCCGTCCAAAAGCTTCTTGCTCAGCGTAAAAAGCAGACAGTTTTTTATCGCTGGGAGCTTTTGCCGAAGGTTGTGCGGCAGGACCGCGACCGCCGGCATATTGCTGGATTTGTTCGCGTAAACGCTCGTTTGTATCGCCGGGGGTTTCAATTACAACCTGACCCGCAGGCGATTTAACTACAGGAGATCCAGCAGCTTGTTCAACCCCACCGATTCTTTGACCGGGAGCTGGTAATGCTGAAGGAGCCGGAGCAGGTGCGGCAGTACCGGGAGCAGGGGCGCCCATTGAGGCAGGACGATTAATTTGACCCGGAGCAGCCGATTCAGCCGGACGACCGACTCCAAGTAAACGAGTTAATAGAGCAGTGCCGACGCCGACGCCCGTGCCAATACCGATAGTGCGGAGCACAGAACTCAAATCACCTTGCTGAGTACCGCCAGCAATAACATTTCGACTTACGTCTTGTGCAACTTTTTTAAGAACGTCCTCGTCGAAAGGTACAGTTCCTGGTTCTGCACCGGCGCGACGTGACCCCAATAGATCGGGATGCCGTTGATATTGACCATAAATACCACCACCTTCGGGATACACAGAACCGCGAAGAGCCAGAGCACCGGGAGGTTCCTGCGTAGCAATTGCTAAAGCACCGCCGCCGGGACCACTGGGGGAAGTAGTGGCACTCCGATACATCTGAGGAACACGTCCGGGCTCAGCTGCCGAACCAACGGGAACGCCACGGCTGACATTAGGTTGCGTGGGGAAGCCCATTCCAGCAGAAGGAATTTCCCGAACTTCAACGGCTTCAACACCAAAACTACGTTGACCGCCGGGTAAAACACCTAGGCGCTCAGCAAGTAATTCTTGAGCGGTACGTCGCATAAAACCGGGGTAATCTGCAGCGCCGCCGGGGCTCGGGATAATCGAACTAGGACGCTCAAAAATTTGAGGTACTTCTCGATAACGCGGACCTGCAGTAAATGTGGCGCCCGGCCCAGGAGCACCCATAGAAGGCAAATCATAACGACCGTAACCACCCACTTTCGCTAAAGCACCGGGCGCACGATCAAAAACATCTAAACCCCTTTGGGATGCAATACCCATAAGAGTTTGTAAAGCCTGCGCACCTTCAGGACTTTGACCTAACGCTCGCGAAGCTACAGAAGCGGGGATGCGTCCCTGTTCGACGCCTTGTACAATCCGGCTAATATTTTGTAACTGCCGAAAACTTAGAGGCATCTTGATACGATCGGGCGCTTAATACATATTATACGGAGATTGAACTATCTCCACTTTGCGTAAAAGAACAGTCTATCCCCACGGGCGGTATCAGGAGGACCGGGAATGGCTTGAATAAATTCAGCCCCACTGCGTTCAAAACGGTATCGAGCAGCAACGGGATCTCGATAATTGGGCACGTACAACATCTGAGCTAAACGATCACATTCGTATAAATAATTTTCACGCCAAACTTTTGCGGTCTCGCGTTTATCTTGAACAGTAATCGAACGCGAAACGTCACCAAGAATTGTTTCTTGCCGACTCGATTGCCGCCCTGTGGAAAGTTCAGTTAATGATTCAGCAACTTCACAGCGCTCAACCTGCTGGACAATTTTGTCGTAATAAAATTCGCTGGGAATTGAATTACAAGCTTGCAACAGCCGAGCATAATCACCAGCTGGCACAGTCGCAATATTATAACTTAAATGATATGCAACACGACTGAAATTATAATCATCAAGTTTATAACCAAAAACCTGCGCAGGGTTTCTGGTTAGCTGGTTAATTGCAGCATATATTACTTCTCTTTTAGTGGCGTCTGTTGTATCTGGTTGAAATACAACACCTTGTTGCGCAAGATATGACTGGATCTGCTCCAGTTCTTGCAAAGAAAGTTGCGCCACTTACATTTATGAATCTTTCTGTTAGTAGTTTAATTTATTCGACGTAAACGGTGCCATCTTCTAACACAGCATCCCAATCAACTTTTGTAATGGAGCGCAGTTGATCGAGTTTTGTAAATCGCTCGCCAGGAAGACTCTGTTGAAGTTCTTTGATTTCAGTGGCAGTCTTAAGGCCCACGCCTTTCAGAACTTGAGTTAATTTCTGAGGCGTAGCGGTGTTGATGTTTAGGCGATCTTCAGCTGCAACAACGGGGGTCGCTGCGGCTAGCTGGCGCCGAGCACCTCGCTTTATGGCTGGTTTCGCACCTTCATTTTTGTTATCAACTCCGATTAATTGATTTTTGTGTGCAAAAAAAACTTTGCCAGTGGTCTCGGAGCGCACCATCATATATTCACCATCATCATGCACACTGAGCACAGAAACTTTTACACCACTAGGTTTGTAGGTGTATTCAACTTTCTCAGAAACGGTCATCATGTTGTTAGTGAGCTAGCTTATTTTATAGCACGGTGCCATACTAAAAGCAGGGTTTAAAAGTGCAAGTGGCCGCACCTCGCTTTGCTGGAAGTCGTTTAATTCGCTCCCTCCCATTTATCGGGGATATTGCCGGAGCCGGTTTTGAGCTGATGGATCCCGGCGAATCGATTCAAAAAAATATCAAAGACGCTTTGATTATTGGGGGCGGTGGACTTGCCGCAAGTTTTGCAACCGGGGGATTAGATGCAATTCCTTCATTAGCAAACTTTGCCGTGGATGCTGCAGCAGCAGCTACAGGAAACAAGGATTTGAAAAAATTAGGCCAGAAACTTGATTATGTTGATCCCACTTCGTACTTACAGTATGCGTCGGATGCGGCTCATTACGGAAAAGGATTGAGTATTGAAACTGATAAACGTTTTGCACAGGCTGATGCTTTAAATGCGCAGCGCATCAGACACCAGCAACAAACACAAGCTGCCGCCCGACCCGCCCCCACAGCGTTTGAAACAGGGAGTGATAATCCCAAAATCGGGATTGAAGGGGCTCCGTTGAGAGGCGGTGGCCAAGAAGCTGTTAGTCCTTTAACTTCGGCAAACTTACGAGTGTCAATTACTCCCGATACAATCGATCAAATCGAAGCGATGGTTAAAAATCTTGCCGTTATTAATGATGTAACTTCTCGTTACTTGAGCGGCGCCGCTCGAATCGCTTTATAAACAAATTTTTAGGCCAATTTAGGCGTAGATCTATAAGCTAAAAAAGCCCTTGCTTGCCCACGGTGGCTTTCTCTAAAGAAGTCGTAGACGAAATCAAACGTCAAGATTTTCGCGCAGCTGTTAAAGATTATTTTTACTATTTAATGGGCGTTACAAATGGGATATACCCGACAAAAGAAGAAATATACGAATACATGCTTCGGGATCATGTTTGTGGAATTTTAAATATTGAAGTAGAACCTATCTGAATAAAAAAAAGCCCCCGAAAACCGGGGGCTCTTTATCCCACGTCCGAACGTCCGGGAGACGTTCAGTTGAAGGATACTCGTCAGGAAGGAACGGTGCTCGTATAAGCGTTGGATTCGATGATGCCTGCGGGTTGCAGAGCAAGATCTTCACGCTTGGGAGCTTCGTCGGGCAGCAGCCAGCAGATCTCACAGATAGCGAGAGCTTTGTTTTTACCAGCCAGTTTGTTAGCGCCAGCGCGGGGATCATAGATACCCGAACCTTGAGCGTAACCGGAGGCAGCGGCACCGCCGAGGGACGACACGGTAAACAGTTTGAACTGAGTCGTGTCGCGCAGTTGACGCAGCGTGGAACTATTCCACACATCGTTGGAACGCCAGGAACCGTTGGTGATACGGCTGCTTGCGCCAGACAGCACAACGAAGTGACCCGACACGGTGGGGGTTTCGTTGAGACCCTGAGCCACGGCGGGGCCGAGACCGAGGGTGGGAGTGGTCGAAGCGCCGGCAACGCCGCTGCTCACCACATCGCCGCCGTCCACACGCAGGGACATACGGTAGATATACACACCGGAAGGCACCGAAATGCCGTCGGTGATATCTGCCCGGACATCCTTGTAGGCGTCGGGAGAAGGGATGATCACGCTGGCGTTCAGGAACGGCTGGTTAGCACCGTTCTGACCGGAACCGTAAGGCTGAGTGTAGTAAGACAGTTGGTTATCAGAGGAGACCTGATAAGACAGGTCAACATAACCAATAGCTTGCTGAGCAATGTTGCCGGGACGGAAGATAACACCCACCGGGCCGCCAATAGGCTGGTTGGTGAAAGTGGTATCAACGCCGTTAGCGTTTTGAGCGTTGACGCTCTTTTCTTCGTGCCAATAACGAAGAACGTTGATGTAGTTACCAGGATAGATCTTGGCAACACTGAGAGCATTGTTGTTGATAGCCATTGTCTAATTCCTCATCAAGCGTTGAAGGAGTAGGCAATGGTGGCAAAGTCTGCGTTAAGCAGCTCAAAGCCAGCGTAGAGGCTCCAGATCATCTGAATGAAACGACTGAAGTCGTCGTTGTTGTTCAGCAGAACTTGAGCATTGTTACCGCCAACACCAATGCCCACGGCCTGAGGGCCAAAGAACATACCGATAGCAGTTTCGTACGAAGACGAAGTGCTAGCGATGGTTGCGGTTTGGTTCTGAGTAGGCATGTTGGTCGATTCGAAGAATCGCACACCTTCAAACACAAAACCGGTGGGCATGATCGGCTCACCAGCCACGAACGTGGCTTGACCGAAGCCCTGGCCCATGTAGATAGCAGCATTAGGCTGCATCGCCGACATGAGCGGGTTGATTTGACCGTTGCCGGGGTAACGAGCAACTTCGCGGAAGTCGCTGTTCTGGCGCAGGTGCATCAGGAAGGTGGGATCGCACACAGCGCGATAGAAACCATCCTGGTAGGTAGGAGTGTTCCGCTTACGCAGGCTCTTCACCACGCGCAGCAGGTCATCCTTAACGTCGAACTTGGCTTGCTCGGCGTTGGTGTAGGTCAGAGAACCCACAGCCAGGTTGCCAGGGAAGTAGTAACCACCCTGAGAATCAGAAGACTGACCTTTGGACACAGCTTTCAGGAGTTCGTTGATGAACACCCGATCGCGCCACCGACGATAGTCGTCAAGCAGAGTCAGAGAACCGATCGACTGGTGGAAAGCGGTGAGGTTACCGGTATCCAGCAGAAGACGCTGCGCGGTGATCAGAGTCTCGCGAGCGATTTTAAAAGTGCTGGGCTGGGTCGGATCAGCCGGGTCGGCAGGACCGGTGTACTCACGAAGAGTCACCAGAACCTTATCTTTCACAATGTTGCGGCTGCTGGCAGTACCGATGGTCTGCTCCGCAGTACGCTCACGAGATTCTTTGCTGCCGGGGTTACCGAAGAAGCGGTAACGATCAAGCTGCACAGTTTGGCCCGGTTGCTTGCTGAAGTCATGGACAACAACAGGCTCCACGGCCATCTCTACAATGTACGCGGGATGCGGACGGTAGAGTTCGGCACCGAGCAGCTTTGGAAAGTCATTATCAACGAACATTCGTTGATAAACTCCAAAAACTACAGTCCTACTTTAATGGTCTGAAAGTTAGATATAAAACCTTGTTGTCTTACTTGTAGCGGTTAGACATTTTTCTGATTACTGCTATTGACTGTAGAACTATAAGTACGGATGAGGTTGCGAATACCTTCGCCAAGCTGATAATACGGACCGCCTAAATTAGTCACATATTGACCTGCTTTACCTCGATAGATATATCGATTAGTTACGCTCATGGAACCGGGTTCGGTTGCTCTAACTAACTCTGTGTGGGTGCGGCAATACGTAGGAGGTTGATAAATCCACGCGGCACGAGATCCGCTGTCGTCATTTGTTGGGTTGATTAAAGCAGGACCGCTATAAATTCCGTGGACATTACCGCCGCCGGTCCAACCTTGTGCGGATGTATTGCCTGCCGGAGTTTTGAATGGATCGTATGCCTGTGTATCTGGCGCAAAACCACCGAAATACAGATATTTTCCGGAGTCGCGTAAACCGGGTTGGGGTCCAAAACTGGTTGCAACCTTGGCACCAGCGATCGTCGTTACCGAAAGAACACGATAACCTTGATAAATACTTATTGCACCGCTAGGTGCGTAGTATTGATACTCATAGTCGTTCCAATAACCGCTTGGTGCTGGAGGAACACTACGCCAATCGGTACTTATAAAAGGATTAAATCCGCGTTTTTCATCTTCCTGAACAATAAAACTATCGTTTTCAGCAATCAGAAAAACAGAACTTAATGCCGTGGAGTCTTCGCAAAGAATATAAAAAGGACCTGCATAAAACTCTCCGCTAGCGTTCGGAGGTCCTGCAGTTAAAACGCCATAATCAGATCCGACATCCATGACGCCGGATCCGACAAACTTATAACCCTCATGCGCAGGACCGCTCTGGATCCGCCGAGGCCCGCTATCGTATTTCCAATTCCGAAGCGGGTTGTAGCCCATTTATTATTGTTGCTTTTTCTTTTTGTATTCTACGGCTTTCTTTTTAGCCTTCACTCGTTCGGGTAAATCACCTTTAGTTTCTTTTTCGTACTCAGCTACTTTTTCTTTTGAAATTTCACCACGTTCGGCCATCGCATAAAATTTGCGACGCTGGCTTTCCGATGCGAAAGGCACGGTTCGACTAAAAACTATGCCTTAAGTATAAGGCCGTTGCTGATATCAACTAAACCAGTACCAGAAAAATGACCAAAGGAAGTTAAATCAATTTTCGGGGATTGGATTGCTCGCCACAAACCGACCATATCCATAAAACGAATATCGTCTAAAAACAGCCAACGCTTTTTGCAAGGCATCGCCAATTTGGACAAACGTTGCAGAAAAATAGGTTCAAACTGATTGTCCTTAGGACCATCGCACATAATGAAATCAGCCGACTTTAGTAAATCTTGATTGTCGTGAAAAGTATCCGAATCAGATAGATCTTCCAGTTTTTGCTGAATGCCGTGCTTCCGACAAATTTCGGGCGACAAAACCGTATCAGCTAAATCAGCGTAAGGAACAATATCAAACGTAACAACATCAGTATCATCAAGTGAATACTCGCCCATAATACGCGCAGATAATCCTGTAAAAGTTCCGATATCGACCATCAGCCGAGGTTGAAATAACTTGATCAACGCAGCTAACAACCGATAATGGTCTCCTGGGAATGCGTTAACGAAAGGACCAGGAATATCAATATGCAATCGAGAAGCTTCGAAAATTAAAGATGAAATAAAGGCATATTGATCAAAATTCTGAACCGCAGGATCGTCATCAACTGAGGCAATAACGCTTTGAATAATATGCCGAGGATTACGAATAAAATCAGTTTGTGCTTCTGGGTAAGCGAACCACTGCAGATCAGCTTTCGGTCCAGCAGCAGCATTAAGCTCGATGATTTCCACGGTGGGACAAGTGAATATCGGCTTTTACGGTAGCAGCATATTGACAATAAAAAACCCCGCCGAAGCGGGGCTTTGTAAACATTCGACCTGAGTGTATCAGGCGTTATCCATCACAAGCAGTTTTTGACGGAAAGCGTCAGGGCTCATGTTGGACAGATAGCGCCAAGCGTGCTCGGGGTTACGGTTCATCACCGCACCAAACTGTTGCCACTGACCTTCAGGATTGGCGTTAGGAGCACCAGTAGGAGCACCAGCGGGCACAGCAGGCATGTTGTACTGCTGTTCATACGAATTGACAGTCTGAACAGCTGCGCTGTCGTCAACATCCACCGGGTACACTTCGGTGAAGAACCGGTCGGTGTAGTCGGCCAGCTGATCAGGATCAGTCAGGATTTGCTCCATGGCAGCGCTACGAAGCTGGATTTGCTCCAGAGTTTCGTTTTGGCTGATCAGAGCATCCTCAAGAGTGACGGAGTACTGATTGAGGATGGCGGGAGCTTCCACGCCGAAATGCTCAACGACCTTTACGGTTTCGGGGCTTAGTTGAACGGTTTGGCTGGGTGCGACCGTAGAAGTCGGATAAGAATTCGGGGTTGTAAACCCGTTGTTGTAAGAGGTCGGAACTTCCGAAGGGGTTGGAAATTGCAACCCTTGGAGAGCTGAAGTCGGATTGCTCAGTTGAGTATCCCATGCCTGCGGGGCGCTCGGATACTGTGACGCCTGGGCCTGGGGCGTAATCCGTGAGACCACCCGTTCCAACGAACCCATCGCTGCTTCCCACGGATTCGACGGGGACGGGGAGGACGGTGACGGGCTGGACTGGTAGCTGGTAGTAGGGGCCGTAGCGGGTGTTGCCTGCGACTGCGGTGCGACCGTAGCCGTCGGCATAGTTACCACCTGGGTAGGTTGACTGGCCACCCATTGCGGGTAGGAGCCCGGCGACTGCACCTGGGGCGCCGCCACTGGGGCTGCTACCGCCTGGGAGACCGGGCTCGGGATCGAAGCTTGGATCTGCTGGCTCATAGCTGCCCGAGTAAGTTAATTGCTGCGAAAGGTGATCAAACGTCCTATAAAGCAAGGGCGCCAGATTGAGTCTGGGATCTACGCCTAACGGTTTATCAGGCGCAAGAGGATGTGGCGTTTGCAACATCTGACTCAATAATACTAAAAATTGTTGGAGTGCGCTCTGAGTTTGTTGAACCATTCTGAATGGGAATCCATTCAACATTTCAGATCGCTCGCTTTCAGTTTTATCCGGGAACAGGAAAGCTAAAGCTTTAACGCTGTCAACACCGAGTTCTTGTAAGTTGCGTACAACGATGGATTTACGGTTGATATCTTCAGCGGTGTCTTCATAAACATCGCCTTGAAATCGATAAGAAACTTTTCTATCGCCATCGGGCGGAAGGCCCACAACACCAGGCGGAACTTTGTTGGTTTGAATAGCAACTTGAATAGCTTGATCAACTTTTGAATCAAATTTTTGTAAAGCAATTTGATACTTTTGAATTAATTCAGGGTCTTGCTCTGTGGGAGCAGTCGGTTGCTTCAGACCCGACATAGCGATAAAGCTATCCCGGAAAACTTGCTCTTGATGATACAAGATCATCTCAAGCAACTTATTAAAACCGTAAGTAAGAAAACTCTTGTTTTTACGTAAAGCCGTGGCTTGCGCACGACCCATCAAACCTTTAATTTCTGTTGCGGTAGCGCCAGCCGAAATCGAGATTTCATCCACGCCGCCTAAAGCTGTGCGGATTTCTTCGCGCATCAATAAGGCATAACGGTTCATATCCCCGTTAACCGGATCTGGAGCGATGTAACCAACACGATCGCTGGCTTCAACGTTGGCAATAATGCGCGGTACACGCAATCCGCCAAGCATCGACGAACTGCCAAACGGTTCGCTTACGCGAGTAGAAGGCGAATCGAGCCCAGCAAATCCACTTTGACTCGCAATCGTCGGCCTAAATGCAGTATCTGCATTAGATGCTTCGACAAGATCACTACGAGGCCGTGAACTAACCAGTGTAGGATTGCCAAAAAATTCAATATTTTTAGCAATATTTTTAATGATCTGATCATGTAGCACAATTTGCTCCATGAACGAATCAAAATCACCTTCGCCTTCAGTGCCGCTGGAGTTTGGTTTATTTAAAACTTCAACAGCAGGAATAAAACCAAGCGGATTGGGCCGCGTTCGACCGCCACCGGCAAATCCATTGGGTTCCAGTTCAAAACTTAATTTGGTATCTGATTCAAATTCACTAATTTCATCTTCTTTGATTGAAATCCTGACATATTTTTCATTAGTACCGTATTGATCGCCAGGCAGGCCAACAGAAGGACCTTTGACTTTGTAGCTGTAGATAATTACGACTTCTTCTAAAGAACCATTTACGTCGTGATATACCCGATATTGATCTTTTTTAAAAAATGAAATTTGATATTTAATTTTGGGATCCGGTCGGAAGTAAAACAGACCGCATCCGTCA